TATGCTCTTGATATTATTGTCCCACAGGAACAAAATTTTTATGATAGGATAGAGGGAAAAAATGATTTATGATTTTAAATGTAAAAATTGTGGTTATGAGGAGCGTGATAAACACTCTGATAAACCGTTAGAGAATACAATAGTCTGTCCTAAATGTGGACAGAAGGCATTTGAAAAAATTTTTAGCACAAAAAATGTGCTTATAAAATTTATTGAAACAAAAGGAGAAAAATAATGAGCTGGTTTATTTTTATTTTAATTTTGGGTTATTTTGGTTTTAATGTTTCTCTTTTCTGGATTGAACACGAATATCGAAATAGCGGCTTACTGAAAGAGATTATAATTCTTTTGGTTGGTTGCTTTATAGAAGCAGTAGAAAATTTTAGAGTGGTTTTTAGCAATAGGAACAGGGAGAACTAAAGATGTTTGAAAATGGTCTTTATAATTCAATGTTAGCGTGGATTGGGGGGGTTGGATTAGTTCAGGTTATAGTAGAATACCTAAAAAGATTATTTGGATGTGTTAAAGATAAAAAGTTGCTTGGATATGCTTTATCAATTATTGTTTCATTTCTTGTTACTGTTTTATATCTGTATCTAATTGGAAGTAAGATATATCCTGAATTTATCCTTTACGGAATTCCCCTCTGGGTAACCTCTTCAGGTATATATGATATTTACCATACGCCTAAAAGCCAATGAAAAAGAAAATGATTGCTATAATTGTAACAATATTAATTTTGTCTGCTGGTTTATTCTTCTATGAGCAGGGGCGGATTTCAAGGTTGAAGGCAGAGGCAAATGCAGAGAAAGAGAAAATAACTGAACTGGAGAAGCAATCAAAAACATTAGATAATCAGCTCTCAACATTAGTAAAGTTAAACAAGAACCTTGAGGCAAAATTTCAGGGGCTTGAAAAAGAAAAATCAGAATTAATAGCAAAACTCAAGGATAGTGAAAAACGGCTTGCTGAAATTCAAAGTCAGGTGGAAGCAATGACACCAGATGAAATGGTTCAAACCACCAGAAGAATTTTGAAAGATGTTGGGGTTGAAAAGGTTGATGTCGGGGCGAGATTTAGTCTGTCGGCGTTCAAGAAGAATACTTCCATCCTGCTTCAATGGGAAGAATTTAGCCTTGTAAAAATTCCAGCATTAGAACAAAAAAGTGATGTGCAAGAAAAAGAAATATTAAACCTTGAGAACCAAGTTTTCCTTTGGAAAGAGAGCGACCGAATATGGAGACAGAAGAACACATTATGGCTTGGAGAGAAGAATAATCTTAATGCCCTGTTGAATAATTATCAGAAACAAATTAGTAGCCAGAAAAGGCAGAAAATCTGGACACTGCTTTTAGGGCTGGCGGCGGGATTTGGAATTCACGCTTTAGTGGGGAAATAATATGGAAGAAAAAGAATTAATAGACCATATCATTGAACTGAAAAAGAAAATAGAAGAACTGGAAAAGAAAGTAGAAAAACTTGAAAGTAAAATTCCAACTGAAGTCCATTATCACTATCATTATCAAAATTATCCTTATCAAGCACAATGGTCATATAAGTCACCAGAAACAACTGGTTGAAGAAAGGAAATTAAAATGAGCAAGATTAATAAGATTAAACAGGCTTTGATTATTCAAATTGAAAATGGCTGGTTGCTGCAAATAAATAATGATAGGACTTATTATGCTGCAACTATAGAAGATGTTGCCAGACTTCTTGAAAACTTGAATATAGCCGTCGATGAAGAAGGACTTGACAAAAGTTGAAAAATATGATATAATATAAGTATAGTGGAAGAAGAGCTATATTTAGTGGGTGGTCATAGTGGCAAACAGATTGACAGGGGCGGGGGTCAGCCACTAATCTTAAACTTTATTATACTTTTTACAAAATAAGGAGAATAAAATGGATTATACTGATGAAGAAAAGAAAAAAAGAGAAGAAGAAAAACAGAAATTAATGGAAGAATTCCCAACTTGGGAAGATGTTAAAGCTGAACAGATAAGAGTTCAAAAAAGGATTAGAGATGCAATGCGTGGTAATTGGGAAGCTGATGAGACTGAAGTAAATTCCCTGTCTGATAGATTAGCTCTTCTACAAGAAATAGAGCGAGAGTATAAGGAAAATAAATTAAAAAAGAAAGCGAAGCAAAGTTTACAAGAAGCAAATTTTGGGGTAGAGGATGAGGAGACCTAAAAGTTTACCAGTTAAAAATAAAACTCCTTTGACTGCCAGAGAAAAGAAGTTTGTAAAAAAAGTATTGGAGTATGAGCAGATTGGAAAAGCGGCTCTTGCTGCTGGGTATTCCAATCGTGAGTATGGTTCAGCTCTTTTGAAAAGAGAGCATATTCGGCAGGCTATTTTAGAAGCAATGGATAAGGTGGGGATTAATAGTGGATATATTGCCCAGAAATTAAAAGAAGGCTTGGAAGCAACCTATCCTAAAAAGTATAGTTCAAAAGGAAAGGTTGTTCAAGAAAATGAGCCAGATTTTTTTACAAGAGGGCAATATTTAGATAAAGCATTAAAAGTTTCTGGAGCATATGATACAGAAACCAAAGAAGTTCACACTCAACGGGAACTTGTTTTGGTTATTACACCAGAATTAGCAAAAGGGCTGGTTGATGCTGAAATTATAGATGTAGAAGAAATAAAAATGCTTCCAGAACAAAAGGAGAGTAAAGATGGCAAAAAAGTGGATACAAGAAGCAATACAGAATAAGGGTGCTTTGCGTAAGCAGCTTGGAGTAAAAGAAGGGCAGACAATTCCTGAATCAAAATTAGAAGAAGCCGCCAATAAAGGTGGAACACTTGGTCGTCGTGCCAGACTGGCTATGACTTTGAAAAGATTAAGAAGTAGAGCTAAAAAGTCATTGAAAGAAGCTCGGATGGGTTGATGTCTATAAAAGATTTAAGTCAGATTGATTTCTGGCGAAAAAAATGTCTTACTGATTTATACTTTTTATGCAGAGTGGTTTTGCAAACTCTGGAAGACCCAACCAATGGGTTTAAGGATATGTATAAGCCAACACATAAAGCTATTACAGATTTTGTTCAGAAATATGGGACTCTTCCAGAGCAGAATTTAATTGTTCTTTGCCCCAGAGGCTGGTTAAAAAGTTATATTATTAGCGTTGGTTTTATTACTCAAGTTATTTTAAATGGATTAGTTAACACAAATAAAAGGGGAGAGACAATTCTTCTATCTAATGCTACTTTAGCCAATGCTAAAATGTTCTTAAAGAAAATTAAATATAACTTTGAGCATAATGAGTTGTTGAGAGACTTATTTCCAGAAATTCCAAGAGAACCAGAGAAGCAAGCTGGTCGGTGGACGATGGAAGAGATAGAACTTAAAAATACTTTGGTTGAAACTGGTTCAGTAGAAGGGAATTTGGTGTCAAAGCATTACTCTATGTTAATCAATGATGATTTAGTTAACAAAGAGAATTGCTCTACACCAGAACAGATTAATAAAACGATTGATTGGTGGAAGCTATCTCGTTCACTGCTTGAAAGCAGAGGAACAGAAATTATCATTGGAACTCGTTATGATAATGATGACTTATATGGTTATCTTTTAAATCAATTTTTTGGTTTTACTATAGAGACTTATAATGAACACAGAAATAAATCAATAATTGATACTCATAAAGATAATTATCATTATTTGAGAATTTCTTGCTGGGAAGACCCAGTAAATGAAAAAGGTTCAACATTTCCTACTTTATTTCCAGAAAGTAAATTAAAAAAGATAAAAGAGCAGCAAGAAGAGTTTTTCTTTGGGCAGTATTTAAATGACCCAATTTCTGACTCTACGGCGATTTTTAAAAGAAACTGGATACAGCACTGGCGTCGTGGAGAGTTGCCAGAGATAAGAACTACTTATTTGCTTATTGACCCATCGGGTAAAGAAACTGCTGGAAGTGATAAAACAGGTATGGTTGTAATTGATGCTGGAGTGGATAAAAATTTATATGTGATTTATGCTAAAAGTAATAAAGAAACAGATTTAAAGGCTGTAGAGCAAATGATAAATCTTGCTTCACTTTATCAACCA